TGAGAAGTAGTGCTTGACATATATATATTATATGTTAAGTACGGTTTATACTAATACTATTACCTTACCTTATAGCTTTAGTATGTCGCGAAATCGATAATATTCATTATGTGAAAAGAACCATCGTTTTCCGTCCTTGTTAATAGCATCATAATGGCGAAGGACGAATTCTATGAAGATACAAGCCTCTTGCATAACATGATAGCTAACCTCCTTCTGGTCTTTTTTCTTGGTTGTGTTGATGTATTTTAGATTTTCAACCATAGCGTCTGGAATGAGTTTTCGTAAAATGGCAACTTTACCGTCTTTCTTCATCTCGCTGCATCGATGTCCTTTACTACGATTAATTTGCGCATCCTTTAGTTTGAATATAATGTTGTCGTTCTTTAAATCGTTGCCGTTAAATCCAAAGAAATTGGATACGTCTTCTATCGATATGATATGGTTGTCATCAAGGTGTTGTTTTACATCTTTAATGTCCTCAGGTTCTGCTGGAACCCACTCATACAATTCAGGGTCGCCACCCCCGGCAGAGGTGTTCACATTTTTGCGGATGTATATTTTTTCCTCGTCGCCCTTCTTTTTAGATTTTGTATCGTAGAACAACAATGCAATAAGTTTGAAATCCCCAGTCGTTTCGATTTGTTGAGAGATAAACCACGACTTAATCTGGGTCTTCATACTCTTATTAGGGTCGGTCATCTCTTTGGAGAATACATAATGAAGGAGAATGATTTTATGACTAATAGAGAGAGTGTCCATCAAATGTTCTACTAAAAACTTATCTACCTCGTCTTCGGTAAGTATGTTTTGGTTCAGCATTCGGGTAATCGCTGTTCCAACGTACTTATATATATCAGGATTGCCTCGCGCCAAACCGTTTTCAATGTCGCGTCCAAACTGTATGCTAGTATTTATATCATGTAACTGGGAAATAATCGCATCAGCGGTGTCAGTGGTCATATGTGAAGACGCAATAGTTATACTAGGCGCAGATGCTATCTTGGTCACAAGTTCCTTCTCTTCTAGTATCGCCCCGGGTGCCATTTCAACAGGTATGTCGTCGTCGGCGTTTGACTGTGTCATAGCACGCAACATATCGTCATCGACCTCGTTGCTAATATTCATCTTTATGGCCAGTTTTGGATGTTTATACATCAACGGAACGCTTCGTTCAAATAGGGTGATACGGTTGCTCGTTAGTTCAATGGGTTGAAACAAATAGTATTCGCCTATATTGACTAATCGTCCACTCCGACCATAGGCGTCTGTAATGTATTCTGTTTCAGTGTCTACTAATATAGTAAGAGCCGAATACACCTGAGCAAGAGGGTATTCACGGGAATACATTATTCTGGACATGAGGTCGCTCTTTTTATAAAAATGTTTTTCTTTGAATAGATCTCGAACTTTTTGTATTATTCTGTCTGTGTTCAGCATGATAAATCGTTCTCCGTACGTGCTATTGTTCAATCTATCGACAATTATGTCACTGGCTTCTGTTTGGCTATAGCACTTGTATTTACCGTCTTCCATGAAATCTGTAAGCATAGTGTTTGCATTATCTCCTACTTTAAACTCTTCAATCACCTTTCCAGACGAAAGCACTTGTTTCACAGATTGGTTCATATTGTCTACACTAAAATTACTTTGAGAATGGTTGAGAAAGCAGTCTACTGATAACTCCTTCAATAGTCGTGTTACTTTTCCAATTTGTATCGCCTTAAATTCTGCTGTTCGATACACGTACATATCAACGGTCTCTAACGTCTCATCACGAACACTTGACCCGTATAAGAATACTTGTACATTTCTCTCTTGAAACGGTAATAATTTGTGACTATTATGTCGAACTGCACGACCTTCGATCTGTTCAATACGACTTCTATTGAACCACGGTTCGAGGATATGTACTTGACGAATAAACTTTAGATCGACCCCTTCTGAACCAGCCATAGAAACAAGAACTACTTTCACGTAGTCTCCGTATAAGTTGTTGTCTTTTGTAACTTCATCGATTTCTATGGGGTTCCCTGGAGAAATACGTTTGTCCCCAGTAATCATGATGTATTTTGCGGGAAGGTTTTTAGTTCCTACGCGTAGAGGGGTGGTAGGAGGTGTTTTAAATAATGATTTATCTGGTGAGCCGTGGCGTGTAATACCCATCGATTCTAAAGCCAGTGCCATCGGAATAAGACCTCCATCTAAATATTGTGAATATATCAAGACAACTCCAGTGGATTGTTTGACACTGTCGCATATTTGTTTTATTTTCCCGCTATAGTTTCCAATTTTATCGTTTGAGAAAAAATCTTTGTGTGTACTATTTTGCACCCATGGCTTGTATGAAAACTCTCCCTTCGTGAAATTAATATCTGTGCGGTCATCGATATAATCCATGGTTGCTTTAAGGCCTTTTGTTCCAATAGAGTCTTTTAGTGAGATCTTCCCCTCTTCTAGCATGAGATGGATGTCAGCTGAGGTTGAAATGTCTCCCATAATATTATTCATAGGAAATGTCATGTTCAAACACTGTATTGGGTCTTGTAGTTGCGTATAACCTAATCGACCTACTCCGCTTTCATCTTCATCGTTTTGTTGCGAATTGTCATCTGATAAGGCTATATGAGTTATCATTTTGGAGTAGACCTCCTCCTGATATTCTCCAACTTTTACAATATATACGTTCGTATCTGTTATTGTAGTTACTTCATTAGGAACTACCTTTCCCCCCAGAATGCTTTTTGTTTGTGGTGGGACCATTTGAAATGTTTGTTCGGGTGCAAACGTTCCAGGGTACATGCGATAGGGAAATGTGTATGGATTTTCACCTCGGACAAAAGATACGTATCCAGTCAGTTTACGGGCCAACACATCCCGTCCATTTTCTGTCGTACTAGTCTCTGATTGAAACTCACCATCTACATTAAACACATCATTAACTTTGATAAGTCCGCGACCGTCGTTCATATTCATGAGATTAATTAACCAGATAATCTCTTTGTAACTATTGAACATAGGCGTTCCCGACAACAAAAGGAGTTTCATCCGCATCGTGCTTTTTACAAGATATACAAGTTGGTTTGCCACCATTTTGTTGTCACTATCGTCTGCATTTCTAATATTATGTACTTCATCTATACATAGAAGACGGCCTTCAAACGCCTCTTTCAAATTGCGCTTTTTACGAGCAATATTTTTGGGAGAGTTTTTGTCTTCGTCTGCGCGAAGACCAATATCTCCTCGTTTTTCTATGTAATTTGCAAACTCGCGATATCCCATAAACTCATAGGACTCGTTAATGACCCGGTTAATTTGAATAATGGTTCGTTCTTTTGATACATTAAGAGTTTTGGTAGGGTTTATCTCACGAATGAGTTTGTTGCCAATACATGATTTGATAAACCATTCTCCGTTTACACTTGTCATCGTGGACGCATTAAACAGTTGGAGACGAAAGTTGTCTTGTACGTTTGGGGATGCTACAATAAGGATTTTTTTACTGTGACCAATCTGGCGAATATAGTCACGATGTTCTTCACAAATACCAATAGCCGAACATGTTTTTCCTGTTCCCAGACCATGAAATAACAATAAGCTGTTATAGGGTGTGTGTGATGATAAGAAGTTTTTCACAAATAACTGATGAGAACTTAACTCAAACTCCATATTCTCTAATTCGGCGGCACGTGTCTCTACATCATGGACTTCACCGTCATACATCGTATCATGAAACTCGCGTTTACGTGCAATTTTTAATGAAAAATTAGGATCATTCATCGTAGGATAAAGATCATTGTTGTCCTGATCTGATTCAAGTTGTCCTCGTTCAATTATCTCTTGGCGAAGAATAAACTGATTACATGGGTGTGTTGGGTCATATACAGTATTATCAATATCACACTGTTTTCTCATCTGTTGGTGTTGTTCGATAGTGTTTCTCTCGCTCCTACTACTATCTACTATATCATTTGAGACATCTTCGGATTGGGATGGTTCAGATGATGACATACTACTATATTATCCTACGAATAAAAAGTACAGTCTTTTAACAATTTACGTATATTATCTACAATGCGAATTTTCTCTAAACTATATGGACGTATGCTGTCGATACACTGTTGAATAGTTTTCCATTCTAATCCACTAACCTCTGAACGCTGATAGTTTGTCAGGTCGTAGTCAGGTGAGTTCGAAGAGGCTATATAAAACTTGTGTTTATACGACTTGAAGTTTGAACCGATAAAGTACTCCTTGTATGGGACGATGTTTTCCACGACATTAATTGATTTACGATTTATGCCTGTTTCTTCTTCAAATTCTCGCAAGGCACAATCTATATCATTCTCCCGAAAGTTGCGACGCCCTTTGGGAAATTCCCACTCTTGGTGTGTCCATGCAGTATGGCTATTGTGTACCATATCAATAATACTTGTTGCTGTTTCAATGCCAGTAGCATCTGTACTGATGGCTCCTATCGAACGAAGAATGTCAAACTTTTTACAAGAAATGGACTCTTCCGATTTGTACGTACTAGAAATAGGACGTGACCATAATTCAGACCACAATGTGGAGAATGGTAGAGATAATATACGGTCTTTCTCTTCTAGTGTCATCTCATCGATACATTTTTGTATTTGAAACTTGTTAGTAACAGAATATTTTCCACGGACAAAATCAATATATCCAAACGTATCCTTACGACGAATCATCAATAATTCGGGGATATTTTCATGGTTTATTCGAAATAAAATTATCCCATAACTTGTAAACGGTAGTTTGCATTGATAAAATAGATGACCAATCTTTCCACAATTGCTACATGTAGATGATGACATTGAAATCGACTTTTTAAACGGCTGAATAACATAATCATCTCTAGTCGCATGGGGGGTGGAATGTATAGTCAATGGATTGATATTTTTTACGATGTTTTTACCATCTTCGTCCAAAGCATCTTCAAATAGTAGGTTCATATTACGTATAATAGTATATATCATCATGATGTATCTAAGCGGTGAATATGCAGTTTTATAATGTGATTTTAAGTTAATGACAGAGTTGGATGCAACAATATGGGGGCCCCATTACTGGTTCTTCTTACATACCACCACAATGACTTATCCAATGAAAGCCAATGATGTGGTCAAGAAAAAATACTACGACTTCATCCAAAATATCCCCTTATTTATTCCAAACACATCCATGTCAAAAACCTTTCAAGACATGTTAGACACCTATCCGGTCTCTCCATATTTAGACACGAGGGATTCTCTAACACGATGGATGCATTTTATTCATAATAAGATGAATAAACGACTAGGAAAACGTGAGATATCCATTACCAAGTTCTATGAAGACTATCATGAAAACTACAAAACTCGTAACGTAAAAATTGTTGAATATGCCAAAACAAAGCGTCAACTACTGTACGCTCTTCTTATATGTGCACTTCTCGCAGGCATCTACGCAATGAACAGATAAGTAAGCATAACAGCCAAAATAAAATGGTGATAGAGTACATACAGATATCGCAATCATGTCACCACCAGCTAAAAATATGACAGGGGCAGGGTCAATCGGTTCAGGTGGATACGGATGCGTCTTTTTACCATCACTGTCATGTGCTAATGAAACGGACGACGACATCGAAACACAAGACAACGCCAAGTACGTTACCAAACTCATGACCAACAATCACGCAGACATCGAGTACCGGCTTATACGTTCATTCGATAAGCGGTTGAGAATAATCCCCAACTATGCTGATTACTTTCTAGTGACAAATGTGACCAAATGTCGTCCGGGACCACTAACTAAACGCGACCTGCGCGCATATGAAAAACAATGCAAGCCATTGATAAAGAAAAATATTACCAGAAAAAACATTAATCGGTCCCTCAACAAGATCACGGCTTTACGTATACCATACGGAGGTGACACAATAGATGAATATTGGATGTCACATGTGAATAATCGGTCCGATATGGAAACGATGGTCGCATCAATGCACGCACTATTTACTAAGGGCATTTTACCAATGAACCAGATAGGGTTATATCACGGAGACATAAAATCCTCTAACATCATGTATTACCAAAACAAGGCAAAACTAATCGATTGGGGATTAGCATTTGATTCCTCATACAAGAGAGACCATAATGCCGATGGGGTGAGTCGATTGGCTACATATCGGCCATTTCAGTTCAACGTTCTACCTTCATGTATTTTATTCAATGCGGAGTTTCGGACGGCAATTGCTGGATTATTGAAAACAAATGACGACCTATCCCGACAGACGATTAAGGATTTTGTTGCAGGATTTATTACTGATTGGTACACTATTCGGGGACATGGTTCAGTTTCATTACTGGTCACCCTATACGATAAACTTGTTCCCTATGCGGCAAGGATATGTGGCATTACACACACGATCGCGACCGGGACGTACGCGACAAGTGACAAAGGAGATGCGGTTCCTGCATTCGCCGTCGTGTACATCACCAATATTCTAGAACGATTTATTCGAGATAAAAAGTTACATTTAGACGAGTATTACAAAGAGGTATACCTCAAAAGTCTGGACATCTGGGGGTTCGCAATATCCTTTCTAATATTATTTAACCTATTGTGCAAAAACGAGGCAACGCTTAATGGTTCTGAAAAGAAAACACTCAGTTCTCTCTGCAACATGTTTATTTATATCCTTGAAATGGATGCGACACCAATCGATGCTGAACTCATATCGAGTTATGTAGGAGATGTTATACAGAACTACCGCAAGTAGGCATAATTATCTAACAGTACAGTACCATTCACATTACTTATTTCTATGCGATTAGAACTGGTTGTATTGATAATTGCGGCGTTCTTTGCATACAACGCATACCATGATGGAAAATACACAACAATGGTGTATAAGAATAAGAAATACCTACAAATCGCAGGATACTTGTTGGCAGGAGTTTCTCTCTATATGGTTCTTCGTAAAGATCCTGACAGGGGAAGGAAACTATTACTACATGCGAACGACACCATCAAATATCTCCCTATTGACAAGAATTCTACCAATATATTATCTCCTATCATAGACTTTACTGTAGGGGATAGTTCCAACAACAGTTTCATGGGCGCGCTTAATCCATCACGTTCGCATTCCACCGTTTCTAATATGGAACAAAAAATCCTTCAGTCAGGGCGGGTTAGCAAACAAGGACAAGGACAGAAACCCAAGACTACGAAACGTTCTGTAAGTGAGACTAAAAAGAAGTACGTGGCATCCATGCAGGACTGGAAATGCGGCGGATGTCATGAAAAGTTGAATGCATGGTTCGAGATTGACCATACTACACGACTAGAATATGGCGGAGGAAACGATGTAGAGAACCTTGTCGCATTATGTAGGAACTGCCACGGTAAGAAAACCGCGTTCGAAAATATGTGATGCCGTAACACTACCCATTTATTGTCTCGATACAATATATGGATAATAAACAACCTACAGATACATCAGAATCTATATTATTTGGACCTATTGAAAAATTAAGCAATGGAAACAATTATGTTTTCTTCGCTTCTCTTGTTCTGGTTCTTACTGGAATAATGATCTCAATAGCGTTCGTTAGTCCAACTAAGAGTGTCAATGGTGAAACAGTTGCAAACTCCACTGGATTACGAATTTTAGAAGCAATGGGCATTGCACTTCTTACCATAGGTGTGGTCTCTATTGTATTACTGCTCTACCTACCATCCCTGAAGTCGGTGCTACAACTTGTTGACAAATTAAAATGGGCGATGTTATTGTTTGTGTTTATATTCGCTATTATCATTTTCTATCGTAATATGTCGTCTGACGCCATCACCAATTACCGTATCATTATTGTTCCGATTATTGCATGGATGTCTATAAAAATGTTTCGCAATGCAATGACCCCATCCACACAGGAAGAATATGTTCCAAATCTGCAAATAGAAAAAATGCGAGTGTCCTTAGTATTTGTGGGATTTGTAGCCTTCGTAATCACCATGTTTTCTGTTGACTTTGGAGGAGTTCTGCGTGAATATATGGGAACTAGTCTCACTGCCACAATCACATTGCTTGTCATGGGGATGATATATTTAGTAACACTATTGAGTTACCCAATAATGAAGACCGGGACGGATGGAGGGAGCGATAAAAACATGCTTGCAGGCTTAAGTTGGACTGGTATTGGACACGGTCTCTTCATGGGAGTGACGTTCCTTCTTGCGTTCATCGGTCTTTTTTCGAACATGTCTAGTTTTACCGACGACGATGGAATGCTGAGTTTCAAGAACACGCGTGCATCGCAACTGTTTGGAGTTTCAATCACTATTCTCGTTTTGTGGGTCCTGTTCTTTTCGGTGAGAACCTACCAAGATGTGCACAATACATTGGACGCAACGGGACAAGACCAAACCACCAAAGTCAAATCAGCAATGAATAAAATATTTCTCCTTCTCGGAGGCGCGTCATTCTTTGCTTCTATGATATACTGGTTTATATCGATTACCAACTCATTCAACAATACGCACAGTGTGACTGCACTCCTTATGAACTTAATGGTAATTTTTGTCATATTGATCATCCTATTTAAGTACCTAGCAAATACCACACATTTCCAAAAAAGTCCCTATTTTCGTCTAGCAGTAGGAACTCTATTCTATATCCCTTGTTTAGCATATGATATTTTGCGCAGTGTCCTTGGAATGGTCGGTCTTACTATTCCACCATTAAAATCGTTGGCAGGTAGTGTCGCAAACGGTGCAAAAGGGGCAGTAGGAAGGATTCCAACGGTTGAAAAACCTGCAGGAAAGGATATGGCGACATTAGCAACTGTATTGGTTGCGTATGTTGCATATTTCTTCCTCATTCCATATTCGCTTAACAAAATCGCCAAACAAGGGGGAAATGTCATCCTACAAGAACCAGTCTCTCTATCCACTGAAAAATCATTAGGAACATACACCAAGTTGAACGGTATTGATGACAGTTCGATTACTCCGATATTTGGACAGTCTGCCGTATTCAATTACACATACGCCGTATCATTTTGGATCTATTTAGATAGTTCAACCGCATCCGTATCTGACAATTACTATACAGTGATGAACTACAATGAGATGCCTCATATCATGTGGAACCCCAAAAAGGCCACCATGATTTTTACTGTCAATAATAATACGGTCGAAGATGAGACCAACACACAAGATGAGACAAAAAATGGAACCCGAACATTATTAACATTGGAATCGCTAGCAATGCAGAAATGGAACAATATCGTAGTGAATTATGTCAATGGAACACTAGACGTGTTTGTGAATGGTGACCTTATACAATCTTCACACGAGGTAGTACCCGAAATGACCTATGGAGAACTAACTATTGGATCACCCCAACTTTCGGGCAAGGTGTGCAATGTTGTATACTTTAACTATAGTTTAGAGATGAAGAATGTTCATTATTTATATAATCTTGTTAAGGACACCAACCCACCAATCATCACCGACGCATACTATGGAACTACAGAAAATAATGTCTATGTCAATAAGGCAGCAGAACCCGTTACCAAAATCGTCGTCCCTATCAACATTGATACGAATATTCTAGATACACAGGAACAGGGTGCAGACAAATCGGTTGACGAGGTAGGAACATCCTACAAACCCGTGTCCAATTATCTCTCTATGGCGTGGTATTTTAAGCAAAACAAGGACGAACACAATAGCGCATCCCCTGAAGATGGTCCAGTGAGTGATATAGTCATGCCTACACTGAAAACACCTATCATCTCGGGGGGGATGTTGCCCTCCAGTGACCCTCTTAGCGCACCCGTTCAGTTGAAACGCACATAATACATGATATTACATCATTGACAATGTTTTCATAAAAAATATATTTTGGTACTGTACAGTCTATCATGGAAATCACCGAAGTGCTCATTGTTGTCGCAATCATTATCGTGGTGTATATCTTGGTTAAATACGCTAGTGGTGGATCAAAATCACATACATCATTAACAAGCGCGCTCCAAATGCAGGTTATTAAGGCGAATGATCTCATGGGAGGCGCAGGATCTCCTAGATCAAACTATTCCATGTCCATGTGGTTCTACGTTGATGATTGGAACTATAACTACGGAGTACACAAGCCATTAGCAGTTCGATATAAGACCGGAACGGCAACCACTGAAGATTTAGTGCCTGGACTTAAGGCCGTCACCCCATGCCCAGCCATTGTGTTAGGGGGGACGGACAACGTTCTTGACATCTTTCAAACAGTCCTTCCACCCGATGCAGGAAGCATTCCAACTGGAACCAATGCTCAGGTCATCAATGGAGAAACTATCAGCCGTTGTAAACTCACCAATATACCTATTCAAAAATGGGTCAACCTCATCGTATCCTTCTATGGCCGTACCTGTGACGCGTATTTAGACGGAAAACTGGTTCGTACATGTGTCATGGATGGTATTCCCAAGATCGACAAGGACGCCAACATGTACATCACACCCAGTCTCGAGGAGAATAAAGGATCCTTTAAGGGGTGGACTTCCAACTTCCAGTATTTCCAAACCGCAATGAACCCTCAGCAGGCATATGATATTTATACTGCAGGATTTGGCGGAGCAGGCTGGTTGTCTAGTTTATTAAGCACAGAGGTGAAGGTCACATTCTCAAAGAATGGCAAAGTCGACACAGAATATTCTATGTAGTTGGCATAGATTGCTCATTATTTTATCATAAGGTACTGTACAAGTGTTAGTCAATATGATGAACGATATTGGAGTAGCAAGCAGCCCCGCGGCATATTCGCAATCTAACTCACTCGTAACAAAATTTGCATTCATTCTTGTGGTTTTGCTGGTATTCATCGTAGTTCTACAAATGGGGATGGGTGTTCTTGCTTGGGTTTTAGGACCCAATGGATCACCCAAGTTGTTTACTGGAATGATTCCTGGAAATGAAATGGTTGCTTTTGACCAAGCCCCAAGTGCAAACGGTTCTTCCACGATTTTACGTTCCGATAATCAACGCGGTGGCATTGAGTTCACATGGAGCATATGGATGTATGTAAATAATGATCGCGACCATGACAAGTATCGTCACGTGTTCTCCAAAGGCAATCCTGAACAGTACGCCAAGTCCTACTCTAGTCCTACCGACTCTCCCGAAAAAACAGGCATCATGTACCCTAATAATGCACCTGGACTTTACTTGGCTCCCCATAAGAATAGCCTGCTATTGATCATGAACAGTTTTGAGACCATCGACGAGGAAATAGAGATTGACAATATCCCTCTCAATAAATGGTTCAATGTGGTGATCCGTGTAAAGAATAAGAGTTTAGACGTATTTATGAACGGAATCATAACCAAATCAAGACAACTATCAACGCCCCCCAAACAAAACTACGACAAAGTATTCTTACATCTCAACAATGGGTTTAGTGGTTACTCATCTAACTTGTGGTACTGGAACCATGCTGTTGGAACTAGCACGGTTACTAACATCGTAGACTCAGGTCCCGATACGACACTCACTGGTGGAGCCACTGCAGATACAAGTTCAGACTACCTGTCCAGTAAGTGGTATTTCGCTGGTCAAGGTGATATGTTCAACCCCACTGGATTCACCAACTAATCATAATACCAATACCAATACCAATATATAATCATACACAATCATTCAGGTGTATATGATTTACGCCTTTACTTATCCTCGGGTTCATCCTCATTATTGATACATATATTGTCAGACACAGGCATTTCGTTCATATCATTCACCCCGTCAGGTATAATATCAGCAGATGACGAGGATGGGTCCGTTGCTACATGCACATCAGGTACAACTGTGGGTCGCGTAGTCATCTTATGGTACCAGAACCGAAATGTGTGTAAACACGTAGCCATCTCGGTCATATAAGTACTATATTTAACAGATAACATAAAACTATCCTTGGTCATATGAAAAATAACACCCCAATAAGGTGGGACAAATAATGTCTGGCCTCTATGTAGGGAAACGTCTTTCACTGTCGAAATACTAGTATCTAATTTAGCAACACTAGACCACATATCAGAAGTCATTTCAGGGGTACATCCGAAACTTACATCAGTTAGGTGTTCTGGATGGATAAGTTTAGCACCCACCGTTCCATTCGTCACTGTAAAATAGGAACGATGCGCCACATGACGCCGCAGGGCTGTAACACAATTATCTGTCCCAAATATCAAATCATAACGGGATATATATGAAAGTGGTGGCATCAACTGTAGGTAATGTGATGCAATACGTTCACGAATATCATTAGACAACCCCTGTATCACGTTTTCATTGCCATCACTATAGTAAGACATATTACCTGCAGATTCCTGTAGTTTTAGAAACGAAACAATAGAGGAAGAAACCCGAGTACCATGGACAGCATCCACCACACACACGTCGGTATCGGGGCGCATTCGCACTAACGCATGTATGTTCATATCTTCTTCAATTGTGGTATCAGTACGCAACCTGAATACGACTGGTTGTTTCAAATCCAACACATCGTCTATGCGTGCATCAATAATACCATCTAGTTCAAATACATCGCTTTCTGGGGCAACCTGGAAATGAGATTGAATGTGCAAATAAGTTATTAATACTACAATGAAAACACCGACATGTATTATGTAATTCATATGTACGACGTATATATGAACATTAGATGTTTGTTTATGTCTTATTCTATTCAATCTCTAGTTCAATATCGGATATATCAGATTCTGAATCTGCATAAGACAACATGCTGTAGGCATCCTTAATACTATTTGCCTCCAAAATTGCACGTATTGCATCACTTTTTAATTGTTGTGCGCGTTTTTTTGCGCGTCCATATCGTTGCTGATATACTTGGATCGGGTCTTTTAGATCGATTGTAGGGGCATTTATATCAACGTCGGGGTCGATTGTAACGAGTTCGCCACCACTAACAAGACTATCCCAAGTTGTTGGTTCTGGTTCTGGTTCTGGTTCTGGTTCTGGTTCTGGGTCTGGCGCTGGTTCTGGCTCTGGCGCTGGCTCTGGCTCTAGCTCTGAGTTAATTGGTGACGGATCATCTACATTCGAACCAATATCTGTAGTATCTGACTCCATATTATCATCTGTATGTAACTCTTGAGATGGTGATAATATCACCCCTGATGGACGAATGTCCATGGGTATCTTACCAGATGATATGTTATTACGACCTGAACGTTGTATCATACATGATTCAGTCACTAACGCTTCATCATCGTCTACAATCATCATTTGTTTGATTTTTAGGGATAATCGAAACCGACTCGTTGTAAAACTGATCCCAGATACTTCTATGATGGGTACCAACCGCGTAGTGGAATCAATGATCACATCGGGTATTGCTATTTTATTTTGCGATTCGTCGTATATTGTTGTAGGATGATCACCAGTTGTTGCAACTGAGCATCTACATAACTGGTATCTGCCCGATTTATACGATTTCATTGGACAATCAAATACCGCCTCAATGTCGTTGACCGAAAACGATTCAGTAAACCAATCAGAAGTGTGTTCTGACAAAAGGACGTGACATCTTGTCACTAATAGTTCAAACCATGTCAACACCTCTTCTTCGTCTTCGGGACTGAACATCAGGTCGCATACCGTTTGACTACTAACCTTAACAAGTCCAGCCTTGGATAAAACCTCAGGCGCCTCGATACAGAGTGGCTTCATATCATGTTCGATTTTCGCAAAATACCATCCTGCAGTTCTTTTACCATTTGTGCTTATAGATATTTTATCAAATGTAAAATCCTGTGTGGGTCGATGGATTACTGTATGTGGATTACTCATTACACGTGCATCAGAAAAATATTTTGCGAAATACACGCAGTGTTTTTTTGACGCGCCATTCTATAAAGTCGTTTCAGATTTACATGGCAAGGAATTCCAAATCTGACCATAATAATTTGATTATTCAGCAATGCATTGACTTGTTGCGACAAGACGACCTCAAATACGAAATTAAGGTATTTCTAGAACCTGTCGTATCCATGCTATTTAACGTCATGAACCCGTATATATACGTATTCCTCATTATCAATATACTTATGTTCGTGATGGTATTGTCTATATTGATACTACTTTTGGTGGGATGGTGTCGATAAGATTTTCTCATGATTTTGTTAAAATAATAGTTTATATTATAGAATGTCACGTCTCAACCTTAAAGGAGGATTTATGGGTGTAATCAGCCAACTTAGTGTTCCATTAACACTCATGACTATAAATCATCGTGTAGGTAAGAAACGCCACACTAAACGCCACACTAAACGCCACACTAAACGTACGCGTGCCAAGAAGAGCAAATTTATCAAGAAACGACGCTAAACATACGATAAA